GTGACCGTCCCGCCGCTCACCATCCTGGAACGTCTAGAGGCGGAACGGCTGACCGAGGACAACGGCTTCGGCCTGCCACAGGAGGAGGTCGACGGCTGGCTCACCTTCACCGGTCTCGCCTGTCCGCAACGGTTGTGGATCACCCGCCACGACGAACGCTGGCTCATCGGGCTGGCGCACAGCGGGGTGATGACGGAGGTGGCGGCCGATACGCTCGCAGCCCCCCTTGCACGGCCTGACGGCGGCCCGGCCTTGGTGGTCGAAGCCCTCGGCCCGATCATCCGCCGCCTGTTCCGCCTCGCCAGGAGTCTGCCAACTGCGCCGCTCGACAGTTTTGTCCTACGCACCGGGGCGCTGCCCAGATCGACCGAAGCAGAACGTCTTGTGGTGCAGCGCGTTGGCCAAGATATCTTCCGCACCGCGCTACTGGATTATTGGGGTGGCGTCTGTCCGCTGACTGGGATCTCTCACCCCCGGCTTCTGCGCGCGAGCCACATGCAGCCCTGGGCAAATTGCGCGACGGACGCAGAGCGCCTCGACGTCCACAACGGCCTCCTCCTCGCCGCCCATCTCGACGCTGCCTTCGATGCGGGCCTGATTACCTTCACCGACGCCGGCGCCGTGCTCGTCTCGCCCGCATTGCCGCCGGCCGACCGCGCCTGCCTTGGCCTGGATACCCTGCCGTCCCTCACAGGCCTGAAGCCCGCGCACTTACGGTACTTGGTGATCCATCAAACCACGGTCTTCAAGGCGTCGGCCGGCCCGGGGGGCGTCTGCTTGAGCGGCAATCTCTCTGTCGCCTCCCAGGGCTGCACTTCTGCGCCATAGACATTCCCTTCAGCCGGCACGATAAAGCCCTGCTTCCGCTTCCTGTCGTCGCGCCAAGTCTTTCGGCTTCCGGCCCGTCGGCAGGCTTACTTCCCAAAGCGCTCGCATGCCCGCGCCTGATCCCGCATGACCTGGTAGTCGGCGAGCATCTGCTCGATGGCCGAGCCAGAGTAAAGCGATTCGAGTTCGTCGGCCGCGCGGGCAAGGAACTCGCGCTCGTATTCCACCACCGGCGGACAGGGCACGCCGTCAGAACGTTCCGTCGCGCATCCGGCGAGCCAGCTCACCGCGATCGCGAGGACGACGGCTCGCAGCCTTGAGCTGGTCACGTTGCACCTCCACGGTCCGCCGCATGTTTTCGACGCGTTCGGCATTGCGACCGGACTCCCGGGCGCCGAACAGCACCGCGGCGACGCCGGCCGCAGCCGCGAGCCATCCCAGAAGCGTGAGTACATGGCGCAGCAGCCAGCCCTGGAGGAGCAGCAACATCAGCGCAGGCCTTTGCGCCGGTCATCGATGCGTGCCCACAGCATGACGCCAATGCCGAGCAGCGTGATGGCAAGCAGTCCCCACTTGGCTGCATCGAGGTACGGCACTACGCCGACGAGGGCATCGTGCGCCTGGCCGATGGTTTCCTGAATGGCGCCGATCGCGCCGGCGCCAAGCGTGCCGGCGGCAGCCACCTGCCCACCCTTCACCGTCCGCGTCTGCTGCAATGAACGCTCGGGCGGCATCACACCGGCGCGGATCAACGCCGCGTCGATCTGCGCGTCGGTGTAGGGCTGGCGACCGTTCTCCACCCGGATCATCGCCGTCAGGATCGGCTTCAGGCAGGCGTGGCCGTGCAGGTCCAGCGGCTCGTCGATGCCGAAGCCGCTCGCCTTGGCAACCGCCCGGGCGTACGCCTCGGTGTCGTTCTCGTTCGGCGGCGCCCACACCGCCACCAGCTTGCGGATGGTGTCGAGGTGCCGGCGGTCGTAGTGCGCGATCAGCAACACCGCTGCCGCTCGCAGTCCCATGATTGGATCTTCGAACTGCTCGAAGGCGCCATCGCTGTTGTGCTTCGGCGGCACCCTGCCCTGCCAGCGGTTCTCCGGCACCAGCCGGATGTTCAACGGATTGTTGTTGCGGATGCCGCGCGGCAGCATGGTCTGAACGGTCATGGTCATCTCCTGAAAACAAAAAAGCCGCTCGAGGGCGGCCGTGGGTAAAGCGTCGAGAGATTGCCGGCTCAGTGCAGGCCGACCGGGTTGGTCAGCAGGTAGCCGATGATCGACAGCAGTAGCGCGATCAGTGCTCCGGTGATGGTGACGCCGGTGTTCATCACCCGCTTGAAGATCTCGTAGACGACGTCTTCCTTGGCGACGTGGCTGGTCAGCGCATCGCGGATCTGCTGGATGTCTTCCTTCACCGTCGCCAGCTCCGTCCGCTGGTCCTGGACCATCGCGCGCAGGCCGTTGTTGAGCGTACCCTTGATATCCGCGACCTCGCTCTGCAACGCGCGGATCGCGGCGGCGTGTTCGTCGGGGGTCATGGCTGGGGATTCCGCTTGAGGCGTGTACGAGTTGCGGGCTACGCGGCAACCGCCATGTACCGCCGGCGCGCCGCCGCCGGCGTTGCCTCCAGCTGCAGCACCGCGATGGCGAGGTTGCCGACGTTGACGGTGGTGCCGGCGGTCTCCACGCGGGCTCGCCATTTCCAGGTGGTCGCGACGGCGGCGAGCGTCGCCCGCTGCGCCACGCCCGCGTGCAGATAGGCGGCGGGATTGACACCTTCGCGCACGAACTCGGTCTGGTTGGTCCCGTCCTTCGCGAAGTTGAGGTATCCGGAGACGGTGGTCGAGGCGGTGTTGAACGATCCTATGGCGATGATCGCGTGCGCGACCGCCGCCGGAGTGTGGGTCAGCGTCAGGACATCGCTGTCCGACGCCGACGTCGTGTTCTGCGCCGTCTGGTTCGAGGTGAACGCGTGCCCCTCGAAAGCGTTCAGGCGCAGCGCCAGGATGCGCGCATCCCGGTAGTAGCACAGCGTCCCGCTGTTGGAGCGGAACTGCAGCGTGAAGGTCTGCGACGACGCCCCGAGGGTGAGCTTCTCCATCACCGCGAACGGCTGGAACCACCAGGCGTCCTTGGCGTACCAGACCCGGTCGCCATAGGTGACCGACGCGGTGGTATGGTTGAGCCGCCCGCGCATCGCCGTGTTGTTGGCATCCATCGCCATCGCGGCGTTGCCGATGACGAGGTAGTCGCCCGCCGACTCCGGCGTAAACGTCAGCGTCGCCTTGTCCTGATAGCTGGTGCTGGCGGTCTGCCACTCGTCATCGGATGCCGCGAACCGGTCGGCGGCGTCGGCCTTGATCACCAGCACCTGGGCGTCGCGGATCTTCGTGGTGTCGCCATCGCTTTCCGAGGCGTAGCGGACCTCGATGCTCTGCTCGCCGGGCGCGGCGCCAAAGTTCAGCCTGGCGATGCCAAAGTAGGGAATCCAGTCGAGCGGGCTGCCGGCCTCCTTGACCTGCCCGCCCTGTAACAGCAGATCCACGGCCGCGTCGACGTGGTGGACCGCGATCGTCGCCCGGCCGGCGGCGGCGGTGCAGACGAACCCGCCCGAGGCGATCAGCCAGTAGGTGGCGTTCGCATCGGGCGTGAAGGTGAGCGTCGCCTTGACCTGCGGCGTGGTGCTGGTGGTCGACGCCTCGGCGAGGCTTTCCAGGTAAAAGGACTGGCGCGTGCCCATCGTCGATCCTCACAGCAGCGTCGCGACCAGGGTGATGGCGATATCAGCGAGCGTCGCATCGGCACTCGTAGGGGCGACGATGCGCAAGACGTCGCCAGCCGCGAAGTCGGTCTGGCTGCCGGCGAAGGTGGCGGTGGTGCCAGACGCGGCGACGGTCGCGGTGAGGACCTCGCTGCCATTCTTCCGGATCGAGAACACCGACGTGCCGGTGGCGGCGGTGCCGGCCTTGAGCCGCGAGCCTGCGGCATTGGCCGGGATGCGGAACGCCCGCGGCGTCACGAACAGCAGCACCACCTCGCCGTCCGCCGGCTTGCTCACGATGCCGCAGAGGATGTCATAGGGGGGTGTCGCGGCGATGGCGATGCTGTCGGTTCCGGCGTCGGTGCTGATCGTGATGTTGGTGCCGGCGACGAGGGTGAGCGTATCGAGCGCGCTGTCGGCTTCGACGGTGCTCTCGCCGGAGACGGCGACCCTGCCGAACGCCGCCGTCGCGCCGACGCCGGCGATCGCCGCGACATCGGCCGGCGAGAAGCTGCGCAGCTCGGTCTCGACAGGATCGGCGATTTCGGCGGGGGTGATCTTTGACGGCAGCAGCCGCGCCGCCGAGGTCTGATCGACACCGCGAATATCGAGGGCAATCTCAAGGATGCGGACCTGCTGGCTGCCGTCGCCGCCTTGGCCGAACAGTCCCAGCTGGGCGTCGATGGTCTGTCGCAGCGCCGTCGGGATCGGCTGCCACGGCCCCCACAGCGTCTGGTTGGCCTCGTCGAGGGTGACCGTCGCCAGGGTCGGCGTCCAGGTGGCGCCGGCGTCGAGCGAGAGGAACCACAGCAGCTGCGCACCCACGAACCCGCCCGGCGATCCCACCCGGACCACCAGCCGCATGTCCTGGTAACCGCGCAGGTCGAGGCCGGTGATCCGCGCCGCCGCACCAGCCGGGAACTCGCCGGCCGAGACCGGCACCGTCCACAGCTGATCGCCGGCCCATGCCGGCTGCGAGCGCAGGAAGGCATCGTCGGAGAAGCCCTCGCAGCGATTGTCGTCGATGTCGTAGGTGAGCCGGTCGAGGCCGTTCGGCGCCTCGACGCGGATCGCCTTGCCCTGACCCAGGAAGATCTCCTCGGTCAGCGCCGGGTCGTACCACAGCATGCTGCCGGTCGGGCCGTCCTGCCGCCATTGCCGGTTCTCGCCGGCGATGCCGCGCAGCTTCAATTGCGACCAGGTCAGCCCGGTGGTCGCCGTCCGCTGGGCGAGGATGTTGCCGCGGATGACCACGTTGTGCGGGATGGCGGTGAACTGGCTCGCGATGATCGCGGTATCGACGACGTTGCCGTTGCCGTACTGGTCGGCGGTGACCAGGTTGGTGATGGTATTGCCGTAGACCAGCACGTCCTCGATCGGCCGCGCCCCTTCGCCATAGCTGGGATCATCGCCAAGGAACACGGCATAGTTCAGCGGTGCGCGGAAGCTGTTGCCGAGGATGGTGATGTTCTTGCCGCCCAGCACCTTGACGCCTTGCGCGTTGTAGATGCGGTTGCCGGTGAAGCGAAACGCGCGCTGCTGCCCCGGGTCATCGGCAACCACCGCCGACAGGTTGGCGGCACAGCAGTCGTCGATGATCCATGCGAAGTCGGAATCGCTGACGGCGACGTCGGCGCAATTCGATGCATTCAGGCCGTCGCGGGCGATCCGGTTGAGATGGATGCGGCTGGCGCGGACTTGGTTGCAGTAGCCGAAGGTGAACGCCATCTGCGAGGCCCAGCGGCCCTCGACTTGGGTGAGCTCCACCCGGTCATAGTAATCGAGGGCGATCAGCCGGCTGCCATCGCCCAGCTGCTTCATGGTCGCCTCGAGGTCGCCCTCGAACAGGATGTTACGAATGAAGAGCGTCTTGCCGGGACCGTCGTCGATATCGCGCGCCAGCAGCCGGTAGGCGGTGCCGTCCACCGGGTCCTCGCCGCCGGTGAGCCCGGTGGTGGTCGCCGCGACGCCCTTGTACCAGCGACAAGAACCCCGCCCCGTCAGCTTCAGATCGGGACAGCTGTCGGGATCGATGCCACTCAGGTCTCCTTCATGGCCGATCCTGAAGTCGCCCGCCATCAGGATCTCGCCCGGCTGACCGGACGCCTTGATCGCCGCAATGGCGGCTCGGATTTTGGCGTTATCGGCGCTGGAGCCGGTGCCGATCAGAGGGATCACCTTGGCCGGAAAGCTGATCGACGCCAGCGTGCCGCGCTCGGCCGCGGTCATCACCACCTTGCCGCCGCCATCGCCGATCTGATCGGCGGTATAGTCGCCGGCCTGGGCGCCGACCGCGCCGGTGCGGCCGAACACCGAGGCGACGCCGCCGCCCCCGCCGCCGGCCTGCACCCAGACGGCGGCGCCGGTGGTCGGATCGGCGCAGAAGAACAGCCGGCCGGCGGCGACGTTGATCCACACCGCCCCGCGGACATAGCCGTCCGCGGCATCGTCGTTCACCGTCGGGTCAGCTACGGCGCCGTAATTCTCGACGATCTCCCAGGCGGAGTTGCCGGCATTGCGGCGCCGCAGCAGCTTGCCGGCGTCGTTGCGCCAGCGCATGAACGGATAGGTGACCGGCGGCGCGAACGCACCCTCGTGCTCGGTGGCGGCCGCCTGGTCGGCGAGATTGAAGTCCTGGCGGACCTGCGCGCCGAGCCCGGTCGGCACCGCACCAAAGGTTGCGGACTGGGTCATGTTCAGATGCCAGAGATCAGATGTCAGATGTCAGAAAGAAAGAAAGAGAACAGACCGGCGCGGGCGAGCGAAGAGCCGCCTCGAGCCGCACGCGCTCCGCATTCCCGCGGCGAAGTACACTGAGCCGAAGGCGAAGGACTTCGCCGCGCCCGTCATAACTTGATCATCACGTTGAGGTAGCAGGTCGGCTGGATGTTGAAGTGCGGTTCGCCGGAGCCGGCCGAGCCGGTGTTGCCGGAGACCGCACCGCCGGCGCCGGTCTGCACGCCGCCGCCCCATAGTGGATAGGTGCGATCGCCCCCCGAAGCACCAGCGGCCCCGCCGCTCATGCCGGGGACGGTGTGGGTGTGGGCAGGAACGCCGAAGCTGTGAGTGTGCGCCGGCAGGTTGTTGAGGCCGAGGCCGACGAACTCGGCGCCATGCCAGGTCGCCAGACCGAAATTGGACAATCCGGCGCCCCAGCCGGCGATCGCCAGCACCCGGCCCAGCACCTTCGGCAGTAGGATGTGGCGATGGGCAGCCCAGTCGGCGGAAGCCGACGCACCGCGGCCGGTCGCGGTCCAGCTCCCCGCCGCATAGACCTTGCACCAGGCATCGCTGGTGTTGGCCCACAGCAGGCTGAACAGCGCTTCGGTATCCGGATTGGCGCGAGTCGTCGCGCCCGAGCTGCCGTCGCCGATCGAGCCGTCGTTCATCATCACCCAGCCGGGATCGGCGATGGTTTTGAACGTCTGCTTGACGTCGCCGGTGGTGAACGCGGTCTGCGGGATATCGACGTTGGTCCACTTCATCGGCGGGCCGATGGCGCCGACCGTCCACCAGCTGGTGTTGGTCGGATCGCGCAGCTTGACGTAGCCGGTGCCGCTGTCGAACCACAGCAGGTTCGGATAGATCACCGGCGGCTCGGTGGCGCCGTAGTGCTGGGTGGCCAGCGCCTGGATGTTGGCGTTGACGCGGGCACGATAGAGCGCCGCCAGCTGGTTGGCGATCGCGCCGAGATCGGATGCCTGGGTCATGGTCAGGAACCAGGAGCCAGGACCCGGGAACCAGGACGAGATGACTGGCGTGCACGCTCAAGCATCGGGTTCAGACTCCTTCTGTTCGCCTGGTTCCTCGCTCCTGGGTCCCGGTTCCTGAATCGGTACCAGGCGGCGGTAGGCTCGCAGTGCCTGCTTGCTGCGCTTGGGCAGCGGGATGTTCAGTGTCTGTTCGAGGTGCTCGATGGCCTGCACCAGGGCTTCGACCAGATCGGGCGTGTCGCGCTCGGCGACCTCGAGCGGCTCGGTGGTCAGCGGCAGGAAGCAACGGCGGCGGAAGTCCCAGCGGTAGCCCTTCAGCCGCTGGCGCATGTCATGGCCGTCCGGCAGGGCGACGGTGCCGGCCTGCGGGTCGGTGCGGTGCCGGTCGGCAGTGACGGTCTCGACGGCGATCAGCGTGCCGTCGGCATCAAGCCTGGCAATGTCGAGCATAAAGCCTCCGTTCAGGCCGAAGTCCCTCGCTCACGCTCGGTGCACTTCGACCTGGTTTTGGTGTGGTGGCGCTTTTTTTGGACAGCTGCGCGCCAGCGCAGCCTCATGAATAACGCGCGAAGCGGCCGACGAGCCGTCTCTAGGCCGCGAAGCTCCGCAACCCCAGCGCGAAGTACACTGAGCGCAGCGAAGGACTTCGCGCTGATCTACGTTACTTCGTCCGCGGCGACGCGGAGCTGGGTGATCCACAGGTTGAACAGCCTGTCGTCGGAGCGCATCCGGCACTCGATCTGGCCGACGGCGCGGGCGTCGATCTCGGCGGAGTCGATGCGCGTCAGCGCGCCCCAGCTTGGGCTGCCGGCCGGGTCGTCGTCGGTCAGCCGGCCCCAGATGCTGGCATCGACCGAGGCGCCGAGGGTGCCGTCGACGTCCGGCCAGTCGTCGATCGCAGCGATCCTCGCGTCCCAGAACGCGAACTGGTTGACCGCGTCGAGCTTGAGCCGGCTGGTCAGCCGCAGCCGGCGCACCGCTCCGGCATCGATGCCGGCGGCGAACTGGTAGAGGCCGCTGCTTGCAACGCCGCCGGTGTCGTCCCAGTTGGTCAGCGCATCGACGTCGGGGACGGCGTCGAAGTCCTCGGCATCGAGCATCAGCCCGCCATCGACGACGGTGCACCTGGCCTTGGTGCCGGCGAACGTGGGGTCCTCCTCGACGCTGTCCACCGGCGAGAACGCCAGCAGGCTCGCCTGCTTGGTCGAGACGAAGGCGACGCCCTCGGACGGCCGGCCGTCGGCGTCGTAGACGCGGGCGAAGTAGGTGCCGGGCTTCAGCGGCAGGAAGACGTGCGTCTGATCGCCGGTAACGGCGCGCGCCAGCGACGTCGAGTTCGGCCACAGCATCGCACCCATCTCCGGCGAATGGCGGAAGCTGATCCAGCCGCCGAACTGCACGTCGAGATCGGCGGGCAGGTCCCAGCGCAACAGCGCACTTCCGCCGACGGCGGCCAGCGTCAGATTCTGCAGGTCGACGGGTGGCGAGCGTCGGCCGGTGACGTAGTGGCTGTTGACCTGGGTCGCCGGCGAGGCGAGATGGTTCGGATGCGTGTACTGCAGGCGGAAGTCATAGGTCTCGCCGGACTGCGGGCCAGTGATGACGACGGTGCTCGCCGTCTCCTCCTGCACCGTCGCATCCTGCCAGGCGCCGTGCGTGCCGGAGAGGCGGTAGAGCACGTGGATCGTGGCGCCGTCGATCGTGATCGGCTGCAGCTGGAAGACCACGCGTTCGATCAGCGTGCGCGACGGCGTCACCAGCATCACCCGCTCGTCGGAGCGGATGTCGAGCACCACCGGCGCCGGCAGCGAGGGCGGTGGCGTCACCACCGGATCGTACGGCGGGATCGGCCCCTGCTCGGCGGTGTGCACCCCCGGCGCCTCGGCGATCAGCGTCAGCTTCGCCGAGAGGTTCTCGCCCGGCTCGATATCGCGCACCAGCACGCGCAGGGTCTCGCGGCCGAACTCGCCGAAGGCGCAGAGATCGCCCTCGCCGGGCGCATCGCCTACGGCCGGCGGGTTGGTGAAGAACAGCCGTGGTGAGAATCCTGCGATCGTCCGCAGCGGGTAGAGGTCGGTGCGCATGGCCCCGGCAACCACCCGGCGCACCCGCAGGCCGTAGCTCCTGCCGGTCAGCATCGTCACCGGTGCATCGAGGATAACGTCGGGGACGGTGCCGGCGGCATCCTCGCTGACCGCGGCGATGCGCGCCGAGGCGAGGCCCACCGCGATGACGTCGTGCTGCAGGGCGACCAGGTCGCCGCGCTCGCAGGCGAGCTGCTCGAAGTCGCAGTTGATGCGGTGGATCTCGCGGCGCAGCCGCTGCTGCGCCAGATGGTAGCGGCCCTCCTTCCACGCCTGCTCGCGGCTGGTCAGGCCGACGATCTCGACCCGGTCGATCAGCGTGGCATTGGCGGCAGCGTAGCCGTCGTCGTAGACCACCACCTCCTCGGTCTTCCAGTCGGCCTGCTCGTTGACGAAGGCGATGCGGTAGCCGTGCGGCACCGGCTCGTGGGTCATCTCGCCCTCGTAGTTCCAGCTGTTGCGCGGCGTGAACATCCTGACCGGCACGGGCTTAGGCTCGTCGATGACCACCGAGAACTTCAGGTCGCGCAAAGACACCATCGCCCGGCCGAGGCGGGCGATGCGGGTCAGCGCGTCATACAGCGAGGTCTTGGCATCGAACACGCCGTTGAATTCGCGGCTCGCCGGACGCGTCCCCCCGTCCCAGTAGACCAGCCGCTCCAGGTCGATCTGCGCGTCGGTCGCGGGCTTCCTGCGGCTGGGGTGCTGCAGGATGTGACGGAACAATGCCGCCGGTGACGACGTCGGCCGCCACACCCAGCCGTTGGTGCTGGCGTCCCAGTCGCGCGCGATGGTCCGCGCGGTGACGTTGAATTCGTCGATCGTCCCCTGCAGCTGCCCTGTCGCGCGGATGCGCACCGCGATCAGGGTGATCCCGGGCACCGGCACCGGATCACCCGAGGTGATCGTACGCAGCGCCGTCCAGAAGCATTTGGAGAAGTTCCGCTCCTCGTCGGTGTCGCCAGAGAGCCGGGTGATGCGCACGTCGTAGCTCTGGTTGGCATCGACGGTGCCATGCTCGGCGGGCCGCCAGCGGTGGCCCCAGTAGAGCGGCGTCTGCTGCCGGCCGGTGATGGTGCGCACCAGCACCGTGCTCCAGGCGTTCGCGCCGGCCGGCGACTGCTCGATCCGGAAAGTGACCGACTGGTCGGACTTCTTGCCGGCCGGCTGGTTCTGGAGGTGCACCAGACGCTCGAAGGCGATCTCGATCGCGATCTCGTCGGCCCCCGGCACCGTCGTCCGCACCTGGCCGCCGGCGGCATAGGCCAGCGCCACCGACAGCGGGTCCTCGTAGACGTCGGACGGATAGAGCGAGAACGGCTTGCCCTGATCGAGATCCCAGGCCGCTGCGCTCGTAGAGTCGGCCAGCCGGTTGAAGGTGATGGTCTGGCCGGCGGCGACCGCAAGCCCGTTGACCGTACCGGACGTGGCCGCCGTCCAGGTGTCGCCAAAGCTGGGATTGGCGGGAAAGACACCGGCTGCCGGATCCCATCCGCCCTGATCCGGCATCGACCAGTAGCCGCGGCGCAGCTGCCACTCGACTTCGGCGTAGTTGCCGATCGGCGTTGCGCCGATACGCATCGCCTCGATGTGCACCGGCCCGTGGCTGACCGCGAAGATCGCCCGCCACCAGGTATCGGAGCCCACCACCTCACGATAGGGTGCGGCGGCATAGGGCGGGGTCAGCCGGAAGCGGCCGCACAGGAACGGTACCTTGCCCCAGATGTCGATGCGGTTGCGGGCGCCGAGGATCTGATAGGTCTGGCTCTCGGTCCCCTTGTCCTTCGACAGCTCCGGGACAGGCGGCGGCAGGAAGGTGTTGACCAGCAGCGTGCCGCCCAGCGTGATCGCAGCACCGGCGAGGCCGCCGGCGATCGCCGCTGCGGTCGTTCCCCACACCGGCGCGAGTGCGCCGTAGGTAAGCGCCGTGGTGACGACGGCGATGATCGCGATGCCGACCATCGCCGCGATGCGCCAGCCGCCACCGCCGGCCGGCAGCAGCCGGATCGACAGATACGCCCCCGGCTTCGGCCGCACGCGATGCCAATGCGCCCGCTCGACCGCCTGCTCGCCGATAAACGCCACGCCGTGCGTCCGCAGCACCGGGTCCGGCTGGATCAGCTCGATGATCTCGGCGATCGTCAGCCCTACCGGCACTGCGTAGTCGACGCGCCGCTGCTCGAACGGATGCGGGCAGCAGGAGACAGCGAGCGTCGGCTGCAGCGGCGGCATGTACACCGATGGCCGCGGCGACGCAGGCGATGCGCGGTCAAGCGGCATCGGCGGCCAGCCTCCCATAGCGCCAAAATCCAAGGATCCGTCGGCGGATGGCCTGGTCCTCGCGGTAGCGGGCGAGCACGGCGGCGGTGCCGCGCTCGACGTGCAGCAGCCAGCCGGAGGTCACGACGACGCCGACGTGCAGCGGACCGAATACCCAGCCGGAGCCGGGAACTCGCGCCGCGCCCGACATCTCGACGACGTCGAACGGCTGCTCGTCGACGGCATCGATCCGCTGCCAGGTACCGGAATGACGCTCGCCCTCGACCGTCTCTTTAACGGCGTCGGCGTTGGCCTCGCTGCCGTAGCTGGTCGCCAGCGACGGTAGCTCGACGCCGGAGTGCTCGGCGATCACCAGCCGCACCAGCCCCCAGCAGTCGCAGCCCGCGCGGTCGCGGCCGAGATCAAGGAAAGGGATGCCGACGTAGCCGGCAGTCCATGAGGGTAGAGAGGTCATCAGCGCTTTCGGATTGCTGGAAGTCAGCGGTCAACAGGATCGAAGGTGATTTTCAAGCCGGAGGCTCTGATAGGGTCGAGTACGTCGCTGCTCGCCCAGGAGCGACCGTTTCACCGGCTTAAGGAGCGGACATTGGGCATTGTCGCGATCGTGCCAGCGCTCCATTCAGTGAGTGAAGCGCCGAACTGACCGAAGCGGATCGCGACGCAGAGGGTAAGTTGGTTGCCGTTGGCGACGGGCAGGGCACAACAGGCCCTTCTGGGATAACGCAGAAGACAGTGGATGGATGTATGGCCCAAATTTGCCTTCCAGGCGAAAGGACACGTCATGGCAAAGAACACGATTTGCCTTTGGTACGATAAGGACGCCGAGGCTGCTGCCCGCTTCTACGCCGAAACCTTTCCGGACAGCGCGGTGGGTGCCGTTCACCGTGCACCCAGTGACTACCCATCCGGCAAGGAGGGCGACGTGCTGACGGTCGAATTCACGGTTGCCGGCGTCCCTTGTCTGGGCCTCAACGGCGGTCCCGCGTTCAAACATAGCGAAGCCTTCTCATTCCAGATCGCCACCGACGATCAGCAAGAGACCGACCGTTACTGGAACGCCATCGTCGGCAATGGCGGCCAAGAAAGTGCGTGCGGATGGTGCAAGGACAAGTGGGGCATTTCCTGGCAAATTACGCCGCGCGTGCTGACCGAGGCTGTGGCGGCCGGCGGCGATGAAGCAAAACGCGCGTTTGAGGCGATGATGAGCATGAAGAAGATCGACGTCGCCGCGATCAAGGCGGCGCTACGCGGCTGACCATCGTTCACGGCCACAGCGCCTTGAACCTCCCGTCGAAGGTGACGTACGGGAACTCTTCCGCGGCGAGGTCGTCGACGCTGAGCGTGCCGGTGACGAAGCCGACGTCGAAGGTCGAGGCGCGCCATTCGAGCCCGGACCATTCGCGCTCGACGACGTCGGGATCGGTGCTGCGGACGATGCGGATGATCAGCGACGGCGGCGTGGTCAGTCCGCGCAGGAGGGCGACCACCTCCTGGCTGGTGTTGTCGATCCGGATCTGGGCACGCGGCGCACGGCCTTCGGCATCATCCGGCAGCGTCACCTCGAAGGGGAATGGCTGGTAGCTGGCACCATTGCTGATCGTCGCCACGCCATCCGAGGTCAACCGCAACGGTGCCGGCAGTTGCGGGTGGCCGATCTCCAGCAGCACCAGCCACGGAGTGGCACAGTCCTGCGCGGCGAGTTCGCGGGTCGCAATGTCGGTCAGGGTCATGGCAGCAATTCCAGATCCAGGCTGACTCGCCAGGCGATGCCGGCAGCGATCGGCTCGATGCTCGGCGGCGGCACGATGCGGAAGGCACCGACGGCGCCGGTCACCGGATGCGTCCACGAGAACGACAAGGCACCTCCTTGCAGGTCGGAAGCGAAGAAGGTGCGGAAGGTGGCGAGTTGCGCCGGGTTGAGCCGGAACGCCGCCTTCAGCCGGGTCACTCCCGCCGCTGCGCGCCGTCGCGCCTTTGCCGGCCCGATGTCGGTGGCGCTGCGCACCAGCAGGTTCGGCGGCGTTTCGGCGAAGCCGTCGGCCAGCGGCCGCTGGGGCAGCGACGCCGGCCAGGGTGGAATGGGCACCGCTATCGCGCCCGGATCGGATTGGCGGCGGCGGCGAGCGCGCGATTGAGCGTGCTGCCGGGCCGCGCCGCGCGCTGCGCCATCGCCACCTCGACCGCATCGATGATGACGTTCAGGGTCAGGTTGCCGCAGGGATCCCGTTGTTCTTCGGTCGTCACCTTGGCGCCGGCGTTGTTGATGACGTTGACGGTGACCTGCGGCCCGCCGGCCGCCTCGACGCCGAGCCTTCCGGAAGAGAGCCGCTTCAGCGGCAGCACTGCTTCCGGCCCGGCCTCGCCCATCACCCCCGGGACGAAGTGCCCGGGGGCCATGCCGTGCGCCATCGGGAACAGGGTCGGCCGGTCGACCACCCCGCCCTGGGCGAACGGAATGACGGCGCCGTGCGCGAACACGCCACCCTCGGCGTAGAGCCCACCGGTGCCGGGCCCCGGCGCCGCACCGGCCTCGCCGCTGCCGGCGGTCGGCGCCGACGAACCGAACAGCCCGGAGACCAGACCGCCGAGCCCGCCGCTCAGCGCCTGCGCCAGCGGACCGAGCACCGCCATGCGGATCGACAGCCGGGTCAGATCCGCGATTATCGCATCGACGAGCGAGGAGAAGTCGAGCTTGCCAGCGGTCACGAAGCCGACCAGCGCGTCTTCCATCCCTTGGAACGCCTGCGTTGTCACCTGCTCGGCGGCGCTCGCCGCATCCATCGCCCGGTCGGCATAGTCGCGCAGCGCGCGAGTTACTCCATCCTGCCAGTCGCGGCTGCTGGCGAGCATGCGGTCGGCCGCCCGCTCCGCCTCGCGATAGGCTTCGGCGATGGCGCGCCCGTGCGTCGCGGCGTCGATGGCGCCGGCCTGCATCAGCGCATCGAGCTGCTCCAAGGTTGCCGCCAGCTCTTCCGCCGGCGTGCGCATCTGCTCGGTCAGCCGTGCGCCCTGCTGGCGCAGCTGCTGCTCGGCGCGCAGGCTGTCGGCAAGCTGCTCGCGGGCGAGCTTCTCGTCATAGAGCGCGTTGGCCAGCCGGTCGACCTGCACCCACTGCTCGTCGGTAGCTGTCTCCGACAGGCGTGACAGCGCCTGGTCGACGAACTGCCGGCGCTCGTCGCCGAACAGCGCCAGCTGCCTGGCGAGGTCGTCGACGACTTTCTCGTTCGTGGCGAACGCCCGTTCGGCCGCGACCTGCTCGGCCGCCGATTGCCGTTCGGTCGCTTCGCGGGCGCGCCTAGCTGCCTCTTCCAGCGGTTGGTTAATCACCGCGATCTTGCGTCGGGCGATCTCTTCCGCCTCATGGATGGCGGCGTCCACATCCGACGCGTTACCGCCGTCGGGTGCGCGCAGGGCGTCCAGGCGCTTCTTCGTCTCCGCCAGTTCGCGGTTGACCTGAGCGATCCGCTCGGCAGGGCCAGTCGTCAGCTGATCCAGCGCCTTATCCAGCTGGCTGCGTTGGGTGGCGAGCGCGTCGGCGCGCCGCTCGGCCTCGGCAGCAAGCCTGCCGGCCTCGGCGCGCCCACGTTCTTTCGCCGCGGCTTGCGCTTCCGCATCGCCGATGCGGGTGATCATCGCCAATTCCTGTTCCAGCGCCGCCACACGCTGGCGCTGCTCGTCGATGGCGAACCGCTGACCGAGTATTGGCGTGCCCGGTCCGCCTGCTTCCAGGCGCGCCAGCTCGTCACGCGCTTGCGTCAGCTGCGCCGTTGCCGTAGCGATCCGCTCGCCGATCGGATCGTCGTCGATCGTGGACGTGATCCCCTCGATCGCGCCCGACAGCAGGTCGAGCGCGCCTTGCGCGATGGAAGTCACCGCCGGCGTCCGGCCGATCGCCTCCAGCAGATTGCCCCAGGCGTCCTGCAGCCGGTTGGTCGCACCGGTGAGGCCGCCCGCTTCGGCGGCACCGGCGCCACCGACCTGCTGTTCGAGGGCATCCAGGATCACCCGCTGCGCTTCCGCCGTCTGCCCGGTCTCGACCAGGGTGCGGATCAGATCCTTCTGCGCATCCGAGAACGAGATGCCGACCCGACGCAGGGCGGTGAGGCCGTCGATCGGATCCTCCAGCGCTTTGCCAAGCTGCGTCGCCGCTCCCGAGAGATCCTGTCCGAACACCGCGCTCATGTCCTGCGCGAGAGAAAGCGCGCGGGTGAAGGTGTCGCCCGAGACCGAGCGGAAGGTGGCAAGGATTGAGGCAGCATCCTGCACGCCTTCCGCCGTGGCCAGCGTCGAGCGCTCGATGCCGTCGGCGAATGAGGCGATCTCTTCGGCGGTCAGCCCCGACGCTTGTCCCGTGGCCTTCAACACCGCCTCCAGCCGGCGGTAGGACTGATCCGCCTTCGCCGCTTCCTCAAGGCTTCCCTTCAGGCCGAGGGTGATGGCACCGATCGCCGCCGCGGCGGCAAGCCCGGCTGGGCCGATGCGCGCCAGGCCGGCGCCGAGAGCGCCGGTCCGCCCCGCCATCTCCTCCAGCCCACCGCGCAGTTCGCCGGCCACACCGTCCAGCGCCTGCAGCGCCCGCGAAGCCGGTCGCGATGCCTCTTCGATGCGCTGCAGCGCCCGCGCGCCGCTGTCGCCCACGTCGCGCAGTTCGGCCTTCACCTTGCCGCCGTCGATCACGGCCAGGCGGATGGCGAGATTACGATCGGCCATGGTGGAGAACCTTCAATCGTGTTGGCTGGCCAGGCGCTCGTTCAGCGCCGTGATCAGTCCGGCTTCGGCGGCCGGCAGCAACTTGGCGACAGAGCGGGCGTCGTAGCCGAGTGTCGTCGCCAGCGCGATTGCCGCAGTGAGATCAAATCCGATCACCGCGGCGCCGCTCGGTGCCAGGCACAGCTGGCATGCGCAGCGGGTTAGCACGTCCCAGGCCTGCCAGCCGGCTTCGGTCAGCGGTTCATGCTCGGTGTAGGGACAGCGCCGACCATCGCAGCCCGCTTCGCTCTTGGCACACGGCCGATCGAGCTGAGCGCAGTTGCTGCAGTACTCCGGCCCGCCACCGAAGTGCCATTCGGCGCGAGCCCTCAGCCGTTTTTTTCGGCGTCCAGCAGTAGCGCCGGACCGAGGTATGCGCTCTCGAAGGCGCTGGCGACCGGCCACAGGTCCATCAGTGCGTCGACGCTCTCCGGCGTAACCAGCGCCACGCTTCCTGCAGCATCACCGATGCCTTGCCAGTCGAGGACCGCGAGCCGAGCCAGCGCCTTGATCAAGGCCGCGGTGCGGACACCGGCGGCCTCGGTGTCGCTCGCCGATGAGGTGTCAGCCCGCTGCGCTTCCGCCCGCGCCGCCATCATCAGCGCGGTGGTGAGCGGGCGGACGTACAGCCGCACGCCATGGCCGAGGTCGAGCCAGTGCGGCTCGCGCTTTAGATCGAGACGGATCATTGTTCATCCTCGAAGTGTTCGCCGTTCCTCATGCACGTGGCACGGGTCGCCCATGCGCGCATTTCTTGGCAACGGATCGGCCTGCGCAAATACTATGACTGCATCAGGGCTCGAACTAAAACTTGGGGGCGTGATCATGGCCAGAGCCGAACCGTCTACATCATTCCAGCTGATGACGGCGCCGTTCAGTGGCGCGCTGGCTGGCTGGCAGATTCTCAATGACATGTTCAGGAACGCCCTGAACAATTGGTCCTTCATTCGTATCGACTACGCGGGCGATCGCGAGGTCGAGACAGCAGTGACCTCGAACGTGGCCAGCTTTGGGAAGCAGCTCGGGATCCTGGAGGAGGCAGTACGCGAACTGGCGCACGGCAAGGGCGGCGAGAACGTCAAGCGTCTAGAAAAGATGATGAAAGTGATTGAGTGGGTAAAGCAGGAGCAGCAGGCCACCACTCATGCCCGCAAGTCCAAACACCCGCGATCCGAGTTCGATAGCCACGAGACGGATTGAGCGGCAATCGGCTACCGGCAGCGTCGTCAGGCGCCCTGCCCCGTGCTCTTGTCTTTGCCGAGAGCCACGGCGGGATTCGACGGCAAGACGATCTAAGTCGATCACGAATAGCTGGCGACATCGTTGAGCAGGCGGGTGCGCAGCATGGTCGCGTTCGCCTCATCGAAGGCGGCGCGCCAGTCGAAGCTCGCTTCGACGCCGCCGGGCCCGGAGACGGCGTACTTCGGCTTCGGCAAGAAGACCCGGAACAGCTCGAAGGAGAGCGACCAGCCTTCCGTCATGGTGAAACCGTACTCGACGGAAACCGGATCGCCGTTCGTCGCCTCGGCGACGAGGGTGGCCCCATCGAAGCGAAGCGTCATCGCGCCGGCGCACGTCGCGATCGTCGGCTCGGCGGCCTCGATCTTGCCATCGTCGCGGATCACCCGCACCCGCTCCAGGTTGTTGGAGAAAGTGAGACTGCCGCCGGTCACGCCGGCGAGTGGCGAGCCGCCGCGGGTAATGAAGCCGCGGCCCTGGCTGAAGCGCTTGAGAGCGAAGCTGCCCGGCGCGGCGTCGATCGTGGCCGAGGCCTTTTCTTCGCCTTGGGCGACCAGCTGCACGGTGCCGTTCGCCGGCCCCTCGCGGCCCATCTCGAAGGCGAGGCTCTCCATCACCGTGCCGAGGTGGTGGAAGAACACTGGCGTGATCAGCTGCGGATGACCGATCTCGAAGGTGAAGCTCGGAATGTCATCGCCGCCCGACACCCATTCGTGCCGATAACCACCGCCGGTCAGCGTGCCGTAAGACAC